TAAAGAGATATTTCTATATTCTGAAAGAGTGAGCGAAGCGAACGATGCAGCCGCGTAGGGTCCTGGAACAGGGGGTTCACTGCGCTAGCCGCTTCATGCGGCTTGGTGCGCGGTACGCGCTGGACCGGGGGACCGCGGTACGCGGTCACCCTATAAATACACATGCGTTCATGGTAATACTTCATTCACGCGATGGCTCGTTATATGCAAAAGCGTAAGCGTTCTGCAGGGAGAAATTATGCTTCTAAGAAGCGGAAGACTAATTTCAAAAGAAAAGGAAGAGCCATTGGGCAAAATTATACATCTAATGCACAAAAGGGAACTGTTCTTGGTTTTCGAGGAAAAAAAACTTCAAGACGTGCGTACAAGAAACATCTTTGGGATAGTTCTACTTTTACTACTCATTATCGTTCTGGTAATGCTATTACGTCGACACATGCTACTTTAGCGTCAGTTGTTGATGGACCTGTCAATGGATTTAATATGTTACGATATGGAGTCCCATTTTGGACGACTGGTGGTGGTGCTATAACACCAGATACTGGTATTGCTATGCCACCTCTTGCTGGTGGTAATGTTGTTTTAAGAGGAGGTGTTTGGACTATGAGTATATCTAATACTGGAGATCATGACATTACGGTAAGAATGTTTCAAGGATGGACAGTTGATAAGCCTACATTTAGTCCGTATGAACCTTCTACGAATGGTAGAGGTTGGGAGCCTAGTACATCTCCTGACTTTACAAGGTTTGTTGCTAAAATATACAAAACAAGTGAAAGTATTGTTCAACCTGGTGAGTCATGGACGTTTGGTGGAAGACTTAAATTACAGAAGATAGATGTTGCTCAATACACGTTAGAAGGAAGATGTCCTATTATTTATCTTCATGTATATAATACTGGTGTTCCGATAGCAGTTGGCTACCGTGTTACGTCAACCTATAATTTATCGTTTACGATGGATGCTGGTTAAGGCCAACCAGATGTAATATTATATGTAAGCGCAGGCCAACGGGGTATAGTATTACCCCCGTTGCCCTGCGCCCCCTCTGTAATCTATAAGTATCAATAAAGTGTGTGTTTGTTTCAATGCCTTCTCAACCTCAATTCTTTCACTACTGCTTTACGCTTAACAATTATGTCGAAGAGGAAGATGTGCCCCGCATCTCAGACTTCTGCGAAGAAGAAGGCAAATACTGGATCATCGGCCGAGAGGTCGGAGATTCAGGTACCCCTCATTTACAAGGATACGTCTCGCTTCGAAAGCGGCGTTCTTTCGTTTATGTTCGGGATAAGCTCTCAAACAGGTGCCATGTTGAGAGCTCAAGAGGTACTGCTCGACAAAATCGAGAGTATTGCTCAAAGGGTGGAAACTTTATCGAAGGAGGTTCGATTAATGAAGGAAGAATCGGTAAGGATCGAGATGAGGCAGCAAGATCGTTCATGGCTGCCGTGCGACGAGGAGATCAAGGCTTGGTTGAATTCGCCAATCAAGAGCCCCATACGTGGATCAGACATGGATCTAACATGCTCAGAAATGCCTTATCCATCCTACCCCCCGTTGAACGTCCAGCAATTTCATGCCGCTGGATCTACGGATCTCCCGGAGTGGGCAAGTCTCGTCTAGCACATGCGACTCTTCCAGAGGCGTATGTCAAAGATCCTAGAACGAAGTGGTGGAACGGTTATATGTGTCAAGAGACTTGTATTATTGATGATTTCGGTCCCGGTGGGATTGATATTAATCATCTATTAAGATGGTTTGATCGTTATAAGTGTTTAGTTGAAAATAAAGGAGGAATGGTTGCCTTGCACGCAACCACCTTCATAGTTACGTCAAACTTTCATCCGCGTGATATTTTCAAATTTGGGGATGAGATAAATCCCCAACTTCCAGCTCTTGAACGCAGAATTGTAATCGAAGAAATGTTATAATAAAGAGATATTTCTATATTCTGAAAGAGTGAGCGAAGCGAACGATGCAGCCGCGTAGGGTCCTGGAACAGGGGGTTCACTGCGCTAGCCGCTTCATGCGGCTTGGTGCGCGGTACGCGCT